TCAACGTATCGAGACTACTACGAGTAATGGAGTTCCTGATTTCATGGTTATCCTGCCGTCTCGAATACTTCTTATTGAGAGCAAGTTTGAAACTACAAGGCTACGCCCTGAACAAGCAGCGTTCCAAATTAAAGTCAATGGAATACAGAAGGATGCTGTCTCGGCTTGCTTCACATTCTCCGCCTACCCAAAAACCAAGAGACTTGTAGTCACTGAGTACAACCCAAGCTCCATAGGAGAGGGTGGTGTTGAGCCTGCGAGCAGCAGCACATACACCCTTGACTCCGATGGCTTCAAGCAATTCTATGATACTTTATAAACTTTCTCATCATCCCAGACGCAATCCGAACACTCTGTTATTACAGGTCTAGGCACGCTATGAAGGTCACTGAGCAACCGCAACTCTACACAGCGGCTCCTAGTGTAGACTGGGCGACACACGACATTCCAAGGAATATGCATCGACCGTCTCTCCCAGATAACTGGTTAGCCCCTTCGGGGGCGACCCAGCCAATTTAATCACCAACCCAACTACTAATGCTTGACAATGAATCCCCGATAAAACAAATCCTTGACATGGTTCACTCTAAATCGGAGGACATGTTAAAAAAAGACCCATGCTACCAACACTGGAAGGCAGTCAAGTGGGGTGAGAAACACGGGTTGATTAGGGATTTAACTCCCGAAGAAATACAACGACGCATGGATAACAGAGAGTGGCGTAAGGTTAACAAAACAATTATACAAAATGAAAATAGAAATAATGACACTGATTCTAGCTCTCATTCAGGTTGAGAGTGGTGGTAACGACAAAGCTGTTGGTGACAACGGCAAAGCTTACGGATGTTTACAGATACATAAAGAGTATGTAGCTGACGTTGCTTGGGCTTCAGGTCTACCCTACTCTCACGACGAAGCATTCGACAGGCAGAAATCTATTGACATGTTCATGATTTACATGAGCGTGTACGCAACCAAAGGACGATTGAACCGAGAACCTACGGCACAAGATATGGCACGCATCCACAACGGTGGACCCAACGGCTGGAAGAAACCAAGCACGCTTGACTACTGGAAAAAAGTGGAGGCTATCCTTAATGCAAATACCTCTCTTTGAACCCAAGTCTCTGTGGCGTCCGCCCAGTGTACTACCACAGCTTGGTAACGTAGTAGCTGTTGACCTTGAGACGTGTGACCCACAACTAAAACAACGAGGCGCAGGCTATCGCACACACACAGGTAAGGTAGTTGGTATAGCACTAGCTGACGAACACACAGAAGTATACTTACCCTTTGACCACCTCAACGGTGACAACCTAGACAAGAACATTGTCCTGTCCTATGTCAGTAATGTAATAAAGAACAGCACAGAACTACTGTTTGCCAACGCAACCTATGACCTAGGCTGGCTACATACTATGGGCATCAAAGCTACCTGTCCTGTCCGTGACATACAGGTAGCGGAAGCACTGCTTGATGAAGAAAAATTTAGTTACTCACTCAACTCACTGTGCAAACAATACCTCGGTGTCACCAAGGAAGAGACACACCTAAAGGAAGCAGCCACAGCCTACGACATAGACCCCAAGGGTGAGATGTGGAAGCTGGGTGCTAGACACGTAGGTCTCTACGCTGAACGTGATGCACGTTACACGTGGGACATATACCAAAAGCAGATACCATTACTACGTGAGCAAGACCTCTGGTCTGTATGGGAACTGGAGTGTGAGCTTATACCTGTGCTACTACACATGAGTATCATGGGTGTGCCTGTTAATCTAGATGCAGCAGAACAACTGAACACTGACCTTATCACACGAGAACGTGAGCTAAGCCACCACTTCAAAGACTTAGACATCTGGTCAACACCGCAGCTAGCTCGGCACTGTGAAGGATTGGGGCTTACCATTCCTCGCACTGACAAGGGTAACTACTCAGTATCAAAAGAATTCCTTGCTAACTGTGACCACCCTGAAGTAAAGAAGCTACTTGAGATTAGGTCAATCAATCGCTTACGTAAAGTATTCATTGAAGATGCCATCCTCAAAGGTCACCACAACGGACGGATACACGCAGAGTTCAGACAAACTGCATCAGATTCAGGAGGCACTAGGTCAGGTCGCTTGTCTTCCTGCAATCCTAACATGCAACAAGTACCTAAACGTAGTGACATAGGCAAAGCTATCCGACAACTGTACATAGCAGAAGAAGGTAAGCTCTGGTGTAAGGCTGACTACAGCTCACAAGAACCCAGACTACAGGTACACTATGCCTTGCTTGGTCAGTTCGGTAAGCCACTACCCAAAGCAGAAGAAGCACGTGATGCTTTCGCTAACGGAGAGAAGCTCTACACTTTCTTTGAGAAGGCAACAGGTCTGCCCTATGACACCTGCAAGATGTTGTGTCTCGGCATCAGCTACGGTATGGGCAACATAAAGATGGCACGCACACTCGGCATATCAGAAGAGATGTGTCAGACAACAATGCGTAAGTTCAACACTCAAGCACCCTTCCTAAAAATCTTATTCGACAACGTAATGAACCGAGCTAGCAAGCGAGGTTACATCCGTACCATACTCGGTCGTCGTGCACGCTTTGACTTCTGGACTCCAAGCTTTGAAGACAAGCCAGTCAAAGGTTACGAGCAAGCTAAAGAGAAGTATAAGGATAAAGAAATATACAGAGCATTCGCATCCAAAGCACTCAACAGACTTATCCAAGGCAGTGCTGCCGACCAAGCTAAGAAGGCTATGGTTGACGCATACAAGGCTGGCTTTGACCTACGACTCCCTGTTCACGATGAGATTAACTGCATGGTTAATTCTGAAAAGGAGAGTTTGGACTTGAAATTGCTCATGGAGAATGCTATCCCTCTAAACGTACCAGTTATTGCAGACATAGACCTCGGTAAAACATGGTGCTAACATCAACCTATAACAATATGACAGACAACCTATTAGAAGAATCCAACATCATCCCCCTCGCTAAGGTGGATGGCGTGTCAACAGAACACGTACCAGCTAACGACCTAGCCCTAGTCACTGAGCTAGGCACTGCATTAAAGAAACTCGACGATGATATCATTGACGCAGAGATTGCAGTTAGCCAGCTCAAACAAAAACGTAAGGTCATAGCTGAAGAACACATCCCCGAAGTCATGGCTAAGCACGGACTCAAGCTTATCCAACTTGATGACGGCACCAAAATAAAAGTCGATGACTTTGTTGACGCACGTATTACTGACCCTGACCAAGCCTTTGCTTGGTTGGAAGAAACTAATAACGATAGCATCATTAAGAATTCAATCACCATCACACTCGGTCGTGACCAAAACGAACAAGCCGAAGAGTTGGTAAACAAAATTAAAAGAGAGTATGATATTGATGCTGACCGCAAGATAGCTGTCCATCATGCAACCCTCAAATCTTTCTGTCGTGATGCTTTGGAAAATCCAGAGCTGGCAGAATCCTTACCACGTAAAGCCTTCGGAATATACGAAGGCAAGCGTGCTAAGATATCCAAGTAACCAAGTAACCAAGTAATCAAGTAATCAAGTAATCAAGTAATCATTATGGCATTCGATATCACACAAGTATCAGGTCAAGGTACAGAGAATCTGGACTCAGGTTCCGCCTTGCCTATCATCCGTATCCTACAGGATATGTCCCCCCAACTGAAAAAACAAAAAGAAGAATATATAGAGGGGGCAGAAGCTGGAGACTTGTTCTTCAACAAGACTCAGGATATTATCCCCAAGACCGTTGAGGTTATCCCTTGCTATACACAATCCGTGTATACTGAGTGGGTTCCTCGTGCCAAAGGTGGCGGTCTTGTAGCTACCCATCCGCTAACAATCGTGTCCCATCCCAGTTATGAGAAGGGTCGTGAGCGTAGCTACGATGAGTGGCTCGGAGAGAATGAGCTTAAGTACACAACCTACTTCTTTGTTCTTATGAACTTAGATGGTAAGTGGGAACAAGCTGTCATTCCATTCACAATCTCACAGCTCCGTGTATCACGTAAGCTAGTGAGCGACATCAACCGATTCCGTTATGAAAGTGACGAACTTAAAGGCATTGCTCCTCCGCTGTATGCCCAGAAATGGGAACTTAGTACGGTGTTGGAAACAAATAAAAACGGTGACGATTATTACAACTTCTCGTTCACTAACAGCACTCCGTTGGACTTGGAAGCTGACGAAGAACTGCTCAGTATGGCTGCTGATACCTATTCTGCTGCTACTGATACTCCTCTTCTCCAGACTGAGTCATCTCCTCAACTGGTTGACTCCCAAGCTGCGGATACTCCGTACTAAATTAAAAGACCTGTAAATCTTTTGACCTTGGGGGAACACCACCCCCAAGGTTTTTTTACCCATGATTCCATTACTTGACATAGCATACAAATTTCACGACCTGTTCACCTGCAACACAGAAGTGTACGGTCAAACATCCCTGACTGGTAAAGTCCGTGACCGTGACGGCAAAGCAGATTCCAAGTCTTTCCTAGTCAAAGAAGCACTGACTCCTGAAGTATGGGAGTCACACCTTAAAGGTGAGCGCATCATTGGCTGCACCCCATTGTTTGATGAAGACAAAGTACGATGGGGCTCACTGGACATCGACGTGTATCAAGACGCAGATACAATCGAAGACCTTAAGAAAGCTATCACAGAAGCTGAGCTACCCTTTGTCCTCTGCCGTTCCAAGTCAGGCGGTGCTCACGTGTACCTCTTCATGTCCGAACCTACTCTAGCCAAGGACATGATTGATAAGCTCAAATCTTTCAGTGCATTCTTTGGTCAGGGTGTGTGTGAGATATACCCGAAGCAACCAAAGATTGGCAACCGCAAGGACAACAGCAAGTACGGCAATTGGATTAACATGCCGTACAGTGGCAACCCTACCCTACAGTACGCCATCAATGACAAGGGTGACGCCCTTGACCCCATGCAATTCCTTGAGTACGCACAGGCACGAAGCCTAAGCAAGGAACAATTTGAAAAGCTTGCTGTCCCACAGACAACAGAAGAGTTGTTACCTGAAGGACCACCCTGCCTTAACTACATATTCGAGAAGCGTACAAAGGAAAGCGAGAACCGTAACGTCACCCTGTCCAACGTAGCTGTATACCTTAAGAAAGCTGAGCCGTCTGACTGGAAGTCACGACTGCACAAGTTCAACAAGATGTTCAGTGACCCACTACCAGAACGTGAGGTTGATGCAATCATTACATCCTACGAACGTAAGGACTACAAGTACCAGTGTGCACAGGAACCACTGTGTCGGTACTGTGACGCCAAGCTATGTGGTCAGCGCAGGCACGGCATTGGACAAGAAGAGTTCTTACCTAACAACCGTTCATTGATACAGCTCAAGAGTGACCCACCTCTGTGGTTCTTAACCCTTGACCACGAAGAGATACACCTGACTACCGAAGAGTTTGATAACTTTAACAAGTTCAACCAACGTGTAATGGAGAAGCTGCTGTTTAAATATCCACCTGTTAAACAGGAGGATTGGATTAAACAACAGAACCTACTACTCAAGAACTGTATACGCATTGACGTACCCTTTGAGATGACACCTGTTGGTCAGTTCGTTGAGTACCTGTCTTCCTTCTGCTCTGCTGCTAGTGAAGACATCACTCACATCAGGCATGGTGCTGTCAAACAACCCAATGGTTTCTATGTGTTCAGGATGGTAGACCTCAAGGACTACTTGAATCAACAACGATTCTCTGAGCTGGCAGACAACAAGTTAATCTCTGTAATGAAACGAACACTCAAGGCTGACACAACGAGAGTGTGTGCTGGGGGTGCAGGCAACCAGATACGTTGCTGGCAAATCCACAAGGATAAGCTACACCTCGACCCCACCCAACCCATGCCTAACCTAGAAGACAACGATGAGTACTAAGATATACGTAGCCAGTGCAGGTACAGGTAAGACAACCACCTTAATGGATGAGCTTACCAAATGTCTGGAAGATACACCACCAAACAGGATTTGCTTTACAACGTTTACCAAAGCAGCAGCACAAGAAGCCATCGACCGTGCTTTAGCTAAGCACCCAGCTTACAGTCACCAAGACTTTACTGCGTTCAGTACACTACATGCGTTGTGCTTCCGACGGATACCCCGCAAGCAAATGCTCAACTACCAAGACTACAAGTTACTAGGGTGAGCTGCTTGGTTTCTCTGTCAACGGTATGAGTACCCTGATTGACAACAACACATACACAACATCTGGTAAGGGCGACAAGTTACTACAGTACGAGGCACTCATGCGTAATATGAAACAACCTGCGTCCAGTGTTCTACACACACAGGTCAACAGTAAGTTTACACCCGAAGACTTGGATGAGTTCTCCAAGTTCTTCCGTCGGTTCCGTGAAGAAAGAAACAAGTATGACTTCACTGACCAGCTTGAAGTGTTTCTTAAATGCAAGATAAAGCTAGGTGTTGACTACCTGTTCCTTGATGAGGCACAAGACTTGTCACCACTACAGTGGGATATCATAGACCACATAAGCCAAGAGGTTAAGGACGTAGTAATCGTTGGTGATGACAAGCAGAGTATCTTCAAGTTTGCTGGCGGTGACCCCAAGTCTTTGATTGACAAGGAAGGCACAAGGATTGTTCTCGACACATCCTACCGACTACCCAAGAACGTGCTGGAGTACGCTGAGCAGGTAGCAGACAGGATAACAGAGAAGCAGGACTACACAGTTAAACCGTACAAAGACAACAGCGATGGCTTAGTTGCTAAGATACGTAGCGTTGACGACCTCAATCTAAACGAAGGCACTTGGTTCTTCCTGTGTCGTAACAAAGCTATGATGCCTGTCTTTGAACAGTACCTAACTAAGAAACAAATCCTGTTTGTTTCCAGTAGTAGTACATCCCTGTTCAATGAGAAACAATTATTCTTTATCAAGATGTGGGAACAACTACGTCGAGGTTACAGGTTCAAGGCTTCGTTCATCAAGGAACTGTACCGTGACTACCTACCATCAGGCACAGCCGTAGCTCGTGGTTCTAAAGTTCTTATGGACACCATGCCCGACAACGAGATGTTTGACAAAGAAACTCTCATCGACCAGTTCGGTCTCAAGACCTTAGCCAAGTGGGACACAGTCTTTAAACTACCTGATACAACTAAACGTATCTTACTTAAAGCAGAGACTGAAGGACGACTTGACAAAGCTAACAACGTTGAAGTTAATACGATACACTCATCCAAAGGTAGAGAGGCAGACAATGTGGTAGTGTTGCCTGACATGACTCATACTACCTACCAACAATACAGTAACGATCCCAACAACGAACACCGTGTATTCTACGTAGCTTGCACTCGTGCAAAGAAGAACTTGTATCTTCACTACCCAGTAACATCACGGTTCTATCCCCTCCCATGATATACAAAACCAAACCATTCAAGCATCAGGAAGATGCAGTCAAGCGTTTCGTAGACAAACCATACGGTGCTTTGTTCTGCGAGATGGGTACAGGTAAGACTAAGATAGTCTTGGACATTGTCCAGAATGCAGAAGACACAGTAGATGTGGTTGTCATTGCACCCAACGGACTACACCACAACTGGGGTATCAATGAGATACCCACACACTGCGTCAAAGATGTAGATGTGTACTGTTGGCGTGGACCAATCAAGACACGTAAAGCACAGCAGGAGTTCAATCGGTTTATGTCCAGCGACAAGGGTCGCATCCTACTCATTAACGTAGAAGCTTTGCGTACATCAGCAGGCTTTGACACAGCTGACCAATTCCTTGACTCCTGCAATCACGAAGTTCACATGATTGTTGACGAGTCAACCTGTATTAAGAACCCCAAAGCTATGCAGACCAAGCGTGTGCTTAAGCTCTCACTCAAAGCCAACTGCAAATGGATACTCAACGGAACACCTATCACACAAAGCCCTCTAGATTTATTTTCTCAGTGCAAGTTTCTACACAGAAACGCTCTGCCTTACAATACATATACAGCGTTCAAGCACGCCTTCGCAGTTGAGACTACGATGACAATGGGTAGCCGTTCGTTCCGTAAGATTATCGGCTATCAGAACCTTGACACCCTGACCAAACTACTGGAACCATTCAGCCTACGTATTGAGAAGAAGGATTGTTTGGACTTGCCAGACAAAGTCTTTACCCAACTGGCTGTAGAACTTACACCTCAACAAGCACGGCTGTACAAGAGTATGAAAGATGACTGCTTGGCTATGCTTGAGGGCGGTGAGCTGGTCACAACTACGCTGGCACTAACCCGCATAGTTAAGCTACACCAGATACTAACAGGTTTCATCAGCGACGACGACGGCACAGAACACGCCATTGATAACAACAGGATAGCTGCTCTCATGCAAATTGCAGAGACTACCCAGCCTTTGGTTGTGTTCTGTGCTTATCGTCACAACGTAGCCAGTATCTGCGAAGCCCTGTCCAACAAGTACGGAGCAGACAAAGTCGTAGCATTCAGCGGTGACGTAAGTACACCCGCACGTAACGAGGCTGTGGCTAGGTTTCAGAACGGTGAAGCTGACTTCTTTATTGCTACCTCAGCAGCAGCCAAAGGTTTGACATTACACCGTGCATCTACAATGGTATATTATTCAAACAATTACAGCCTTGAAACTAGACTCCAGAGCCAAGACCGTATCCACCGCATCGGACAGGACAGCAAATGTACCTACATTGACTTGGTCGTGCCTAACACAATCGACCAAGCAATCCTAGACAGACTTAAACAAAAGAAAGAACTGTCCAGTATGGTACTGGACGACCTAATAGAAATAATAAAATGAGTATACCCGCAACCAATCGTCCCCTGTTCCATCAATCTTCTGAGCACATTCTTACCCGAGCCTTGAACTCAATGACTCTGGCTTGTGATGCCCTAACAAAAGAGAAGTCTCAACTAAACAGTCAAGTAAAAGACCTTGAAGCAGAAGTAACCCACCTCAAAGATAAACTCATAACAAACAGAGTATGAAAAAAGTAGACGTAGTCCGACAGTATATAGAGAAGTTCCCTGAGCATGGCAACAGAACCCTAGCTCAAGTAATCCTCAAAGACAGCCCCAACCTCTACCCCACGCTAGATGCAGCACGTTCTGCTGTACGCTACGCTCGTGGCAACATGGGCAATACAGAACGTAAACGTGCAACACATCCACGCCCTAATGGTAAGGCTGGTGAGTACAAGATACCCAAGTCCCTAACCTCCAAGAGACGTATCGTTCGTATACCTGACGGCAAGACACTACTTCTATCCGATATCCATTTACCCTATCACGATGTCGAGGCACTTGAGTGTGCCTTGGAACATGGAAGCGACGCCGATAACATCGTACTCAATGGTGATACTGTAGACTTCTACGCCACTAGTCGCTGGGAATCAGACCCCAATAGCCGTGACCTCGCTGGAGAATTGCAAGCAAGTCGTCAGTTCCTGATGCACCTGCGTGAGCGGTTCCCCACTGCCAACATCTTCTTTAAGGTTGGCAACCACGAGGAACGCTGGGAAAAGTTCCTATGGCGTAAAGCCCCTGAAGTCTGCGGTGTCCCTGACTTTAAACTGGAGAAGCTACTCCGCTTTGAAGACCTTGACATCCAAGAGATTGGTGGTCGTCAACTAACCAAAGCTGGTGGACTGTGGCTACTGCACGGTCACGAGTTCTTCAACACCTTTGACCCTGTCAACTTTGCTCGCACCTTGCAGGTCAAGACTGGTGTCTGCACAATCGCTGGTCACAAGCACAAGACCAGTCAACACTCAGTCAAATCTATGGACGGTGATACCATCGCCTGTTGGTCGGTCGGTTGCCTATGTGACCTTGAGCCTGACTACATGCCAGTCAACCAATGGAACTTAGGCTTTGCTGAGATTACCCACAAGGGTAAACAGTTTGAAGTTAACAACTACCGCATCATTGACGGAGTTGCTTATCGTTAAGCTACTGTAAAATAGCCGCCAGTATACCGAGTGTCTCCATATGTAGAATATCTGTAGAAATAAACTATAAGAGCCTTAGTACCAGACTGTGTAAAGTTAAAGCTTAACGACCGTGTTATAATACTAGACGGAGGATTAGCAGTATTAGTGTACCTTGCCAAGTTTGGGTAGCCAGTACCTGATGTAAAATAGTCGTATTCTGCAATAACTACATCAAATCTAGTTCCCCTCCAAGTAAACCCTGTAACTGTAACCCCTTCTGGTATCTCTACTATTGCATAGGCTCTACTAAAGCCCAGATAAATACTTGCACCATAACCATTATTCCAAGTATCCAACGTAGTCTTGTTGTTGGACATATTAGCTTGAAATAAATCATCGGTGTGGGCGAATTTAGATATTGGAACAGGTATTTTGCTAATAGCAGAACTTGTATCCACATAGTCCTTAACAGCAGCACTTGTAGGAATAGTGTCGTCGTTGTCGTTCAGGGCAATCTGGTCAGCCTCCGTTACAAGGGCTGACCCTGCAAGGTTTGTTAAGTCAAGATTGTTAACGGCTGTATAAACACCTCCGCTAGTAACCATATTTTCGCTAATAGGTCGTGGTGAAGTATCAGCATTGTGTACCTTGCCAATGGCAGCATCAATGTCAAAACCTATGTTTGTTAAAGGGTATGTGCTCATAATCGTTAAGCTAGTTTTTTCAATCTAGCAAACTTAGTGTTGTCCATTGCATCTATTGTTATAGTATACGACTCGTTTTTAGCTATTGGAACCACCATATGCATATAGTCGCTGTAAGATGTACTAGTTTGTATGTTTGAATACTGAAAAAGTACTCCACCCACAGTAACACTTATTGACCCTACTGAATATGCAGTTCCAAAAGGTCGAAAAGAACCAGCACGACCCGATGCAATTATAAAACCAGAGTCAGAAGCAGTGCCTGAAACTGTCTGAATACTCTCATATCGGTCTCCGTCATCTGAAAGTAAAGTAGTAAACCCTGCTTGCATAACAGAAGCATTGTCATCTACATAATCCTTAACAGCAGCACTTGTAGGAATGGTGTCGTCGTTGTCGTTCTGGGCAATCTGGTCGGACTCCGTTACAAGAGCTGAGCTTGCAATATTTGATAGGTCAAGATTGTTAACGGCTGTGTAAACACCACCGCTAGTGACCATGTTAGCGCTAATAGGTCGTGGTGAACTATCTGCATTGTGTACTTTGTTTAGTGCTGAGTCAATGTTAGCACCTACTAGTGATAGTGGATAGTCAGCCATTTAACATTTCCATTTACGAAGAGCCAACGCCTTGCGGGTTGGGCGTCCCTTTGAATCTTTCATTGGTCCTTTGACTCCAGACATACGAGCACAAAATGACTTACGACGACCCGCTGCTTTACTACCCTTCGGTGCTTTACCAGTAACAGGGGGCTTTAGGTTAGCTCCCTCCTTACGTTTAAAGTACCGACGACCAGCAGCAGTCAGACCACCTGTCTTACTCTTGTGTTCCTTCCTCATTATTTACTGTATTTAATTTTCTTACCCTTCTTTTTAGCAGCAGCTTTCGCCATTGCAATTCCTTTTGGGGTGTATGAGTATTTTTTTCCGTTTACGTTAGGCATTATTTGTTTCTCCTTATTGATTTTACACGCTTAGGTTTGCCTGCTGGCTGACCCATACGTTTCTTCTGTGAAATTCTAGAACGTTTTTGGCTTGCTGTAATCTCTCCAGCAGTAGCAGGAGTCTTTGAGCTGACACGTTTGGAGGGTCTGCAATAGGGCGTTCCTCGCTTTTCTCCCTGTTGTCGTCCGCAAGGCTTTCCCGACCGCACATCGACCCATTTCTCCTTGAACCATCTCTTGAGGGCTGCGCCCTTTGCTGTCTTCCGTACTGCCATTCACTTCTTAGCTTTGAGTTTTCTACGAGGACCACCTGCCTTACGGCATTTGGCAATTGCCCCACTTGCATAGGCAGATGGGAACACTTTATACTGTGCTTTCACTTTACGATAACAGGCGTCTTTAGGCATTACTTAACTTGGGATGAGCCAAAGTAGAATCCTACAATGGCGAGTGCGGTTTGTCTGACTTCGGGAAGTATAACGTATCCAGTAACGGTCTCCCACTTAGCTCCTTTGATAAGACCAAAGAAGAAGCTGGTGTCCTGCTGGATAGATACTCCCAAGTCTGTGAAAGCGATGATGAATGGTGCAGCTATTACTGCAAACATTGTACTAACGACAATAAAGCGACGGATCCAAGCACCACTCGCACCACCACGTTGAGCAGCAGCATCAGCACTTTCATCCGCTGTCTGCTGTTTCTTGATTGTTTGTTCAAAGAGTCGTGCTTGGTTTTGTGCTTGCTGTGCTAGGAACTTCATTACGAAGCCTGATACGCCACCTCCAAGCATTGCTATAAGTTCGGGTGTCATTTACGTAACTCCTTGATTACCTTGACTGCTGATGCCGTCATGTAGACAAATGTCGCTACACCTACACAGAAGCCCAATATCTCGTTGACAGGGGTGAGCCCGATGGTGGCAAAGAAACCACTAACACCCACTACGCTTCTGTATATGATGTCCTCCATTGTGTTATGGGGCTATGGGAAACTCTACTTCGCCATTCTCGTCGACGTTGTCGGTGATGTCACGAAGAGCCTGACGATAAGCTGCCCAAGCTGCTCGTTTGTCTTCAGATAACGAGGAGTCGTTTAACTGTGTCCAGTCGGAATCAGCCAACAGTTGGTCGCGCTCTGGTCGAATAGCTTCTTTAATTAATTCTGGGTCTTCAGTCCACAGCTTAGTCTTAAGTGGAACTAAGGCTCCGTCCACGAAACACAACGGCTGGCTCGAATCAAGAACTTGGTCAGCCTGTTCGTCGGTAATCTCAACGACTGACTGACCGTCCACGGCTAGTTCATACTCCGTATCCGCTGTTGCTGTGATAGTACCTCTTGGGGTAGTTGATGCATATTTCATAGTTCGTTTATCCAGTTGAATTTTTGGTTAAGCTGTTCTGAAAGTTGGCGACCGAGTATCTCGTGCCAGTCGTTCTTTAAAGGTTTGACTTCTTTACGAATAACGTGGTCTCCGTAAGGAAAACCAATGTCGTGTTCTTTTGTGTACTGCTCTACATTGGAAGTGTTGTGGATGAAGGGTTCTTCTCCCAAGTACTCCCATACAGCGTTCATTACTTCTTGAGGATTTGATGTTAAGTCGTCAGCGTGGACGAACATAAGCTTGTCACCAAAGCGTTCCTTGGCTTCATACAATCTTTCGATTGCGATACCAATAGGGGGAGTCTGCAACCACCCATTGACACGTTTTTCAATCGTTGTCCAGTTTGCAGGGCTCTGTTGCTCAGCAGCACTAAACACTTGAGGGTGCTGTCGACGTTTCTTCTCCATACTGGACAAGATACCTCGGATGTCTCGAACAGGTACAAGAACCTTAGCGTCCTTCCATACCTTGTATAGTTGGTCTAGATGACCAATCCAAGAACGGCTTTTGTCGATGACGACAGGTCTGTCTGTAAGGCTGTTGTAAGCATTATCGCATCCAGCCCTAACGAAGTCCAGATACATAGGCTCAAGGACATGCTTCATATCCACCGCCTTAGCCTCTTCGGTCTGAAAGACCTGTCGAGCAATATAACCCATTTCGTGCAAGGCACTAGTAGGCGAGGCGTGAACCCGTGGGTTCTGTGCAAGGAGGTTGCACAACAATGTTGAACAAGAGCGTGGAAGCCCAGAGACGAAGTGTAATTGTTTACTCATGAAGTAAGTTAAAAACTACATCTTTATTAGTGTCAACCTCTATATGTCTTACAAGTCAAAGACAACAGTCTTACCTTCAATACTTGCGGGGTATCCAGTAGCTCCAGTCGGAACGTGAATTTCAGTCAAGCTATTAACTTGGAAGAAGACGTTGCTTCCAAAGGTAGGAGCTGTCGTTGCTAAGATGTTCAGCGTTGAAAGCGAAGATGCGTAGTAGAACGCATAAGAACCAATCGAGGTTACTGTTGCGGGTAATGTACACGATGTCATAGCAGTAGCATTGCTGAATGTACTAGATCCAAGTGAGGTTACACCACTATGAACGGTAATAGCTCCTGCCATAGCAGAACACCCATTAAAGCATCCTAAGGGTAGGGCGGTAACCGAGCTAGAAGCACCAAACGGATAACTGGTAAGTTGATTACAACTAGCAAATGCACTTGCACCTACTGTTGTCACACTGTCTGGAACCGATATGGTTGAAGCTTGCATGCTTTGAAAAGCAGAAGCTCCAATCGAAGTCAGAGAACTTGGAAGCGTAATGCTTGTAATAGGTACAGAGGTCAACGCTTTATCCCCTATGGAAGTAACCCCGCTGGGGATTGAAATCGTCGTCGTCGAATCAGCCACAGTATAAAACGTTGTTCCGTCCTTACTTAAAACCTGATTGTTTTCGGACTTAAGGTTTGGATTATCCGTCGAAACTGTCAAACTTGTTATGGTATTAGCTGTCGAAGAAAACGTAGAACCATTCACCGCAGTAAGTCCAGCCCCAATCGAAACAGATGTCATTGCGTTTTGGCTGAAGCAGTTGTCACCGATTGTTGTAACACTATCTGGGATGACGACGTTAACAAAGTTGTTGTTCCTGAACGCTGAACCACCAATGGACGTGATGTTATCTGGGATGTCGATTGAGGCAAGCTCGTTACTAGAGAAACAACTATTCGGAATGGAAGTTAAGCCTGTTCCAAGTTTAACAGTATCCAAATCACAGTTGTTGAAACAGCTATTACCGAGTGACGTGACGCTGTTTGGGATTGTGATTTCGGTCAAATTACTACAAAAGGTGAAAGCATTATCGCCTATTGAGGTTAAGTTGCTTGATAACACAGCCGTGTCCAGTAACTGACAGAAGTAAAAAGAATTAGTTCCAACCGTAGTTACACTACTACCCATGTAAACAGACTGCACACTACCATAAGCAAACCCGCTGGAGTTAGTAATGGAACTCAGATTACGGTTTCGTTCAGTACCATTAGACAGGAAGTCTGTAGTGAAGGGGTAGTTAGTTGAACCAGCGGAGTGACCGATGTCAGCCGTGGTAGACGACTTCATCATCGTATCAACTGCTGAAGATACTGTTATGTTTGGCATGATATATTAAGGTTGGAGATAATATGAGGAACCATCTGGCTGAAAGTATGCTGACGTTCCATCAGGTTGTAAGTAAAGAGTGCTAGGTAAGCTATCTTCAGTAATCTTGCTGAAGCTTTTCGAGTATACACCACTAAATCTGCGAATCAACCCAAGCATTATGCGTAGCCGTTAAGTTGTGTGATTGCTACTTTGGCTGTATCTGACACAGCAATCAGTTTAGCTTCCTTAAACATGCCAGCATACAACAGGTAATCACGTCCACTGCTCAGTATGTGACCGTTACCTGAAGCAGGGGTTGATCCATCAAAGGTGACGTAAACGTCGTTGTCCTGAATGTCTACAAATACAAGGTTGGTGTGTTCGTTAATAGCGGGTGCATTAACAGCAGCTCCAGTAGTAACGCTTAAGTTCGACATGGAGCCAAGGACTCCAATATTTTTGGGTGTGGTGCTCATAGTTTGTTTATATATAGGTTGGTTTATTTGGAGTCAAGTATATCTAGCTGCATTTCGTTAAGGGTTTGTGCCATAGCTTCACCAGCCATACCGTGTAGCCATTGAGGTGGTCCCACTATCTGACCACCAGTCAAGTCTCCGATGCCGTCTGCGAGACCGTCTATGTCTCCTGTGAAACCATCCACCCCAATACCAAAGATTGTTGATGGCATAGGGGCTAGTGCTGATAGTGCTCCCCAATCTTTTACATCAATGGGTACTTCCAGCATACCTAGGATACCTGACTGCTGTACAATTCTGGACACATCAAAGGTTGACAAACCATCTAAGCCGATTGGTTCTCTGCCACGAAGGATGTCCTTGATGACAGTAGCCATATATCCAAATGCCATAGCTCCACCAATATATGCAACAAGGTGTGACATCTTATAAATCATCTCTGGTTTGCCAACACCAAAGTTACCACCAACAAATCTGCGGTGGAGTAGCTTGGACATCCCAGCCATAAACGGCATGTACTGTGTGGCAATACCTGCCATCTCACCTGCTGGTGTACCACGACGGAAGCCGAGAACCATCTGGGCTCGTGTTCCTTGGTCTGGCATGAAGACTGCCTGACGCATGTACTTGGTGATATACTCACGTAGCTTACGCTGCAACTTCTCAGCCTTGATGTTGTTTGGTACAATACGCTGTACTCCGTTAGGGTCTAGCTCAATACTGTCAGCCAGCCTCCCAATCTCAGCGTCGGTAAACCCAAACGCTTTGAGGTTGGTCATCAAATCAGATGAGGGTTTCAGTGAGCCAAGCTCCATTGCCAAGCCACGTGTCAGCACATCAACGTACATCTCTTGGTGGATGGTGGTCAATGCCTCCAATCCATTAAGTCGGAACACAAGCTTGTTGACCTTGTCCAACATACCGCCACCTAACTCTACGTTAGTAAACCGCTTAAGCACAGCGTTGTTGAGTACATCAAAGCCTGCACCAGCACCCAGCCAATACTCTTTCATCTGGGCTTTGTCGTCACCGAATCTCCGAGCGGTAGCTTCCTGCCACGCTTTCAAGAATACTTTCTGGTGTTCAATAAAGTTGATACCCTGCACCTGCAAGGTTGAAGCTGCCAGAGGAATGTCAGTAAGGGATGCAATACCAGCACCAGACATAAACAGGATGTTGCTGAGCTTCCTTACTACGTTACCTTGATTAGCAAGAGATGCGTCCACAGGATTTTCAAGGATGCCTGTCATAGCATCAATGGTTGCCTTAGCACTCTTGTTTGCTACGCCTCTTGCTCCTATACCCTGTAGTGTTTCAGAGAGTAATTGGTTGGGCTTTGTGCCTGCAAGGTTAGCCATCTCAGCAAGAGACCCCAAGCGTTGTATCTGCTGCATCATTAAGAAGCCTACGTTATCGTAGCCACTGAACTCAAGCAGGACATCAGTCGCCACATCTGGTAGGATACGAACCATACGACTACCGAAGTTAGCCTCTAGGTCAAAGACCTGTACGTCATCAGCTACTCTACGTTCTGGGTCAAGGGACTCATACCACTGCTGGATAAACGTTACTGCGTCAAATGGTTGTGGTCGTCCCTTCTCATCAAACAGCACATCACCGTGTGCACGAGAAGTACCTTCAATGTCCATGACTTCAAGCATACGTTTTGTGAACGCCTCTAAGCCCATGTCATAAATAATACCTACGTCCCATTTCTGAGACACACCGCCAAAGTCTGATAGCTTGGAGATGCCCAACCCAGCCTCATTCATCTTAGTAAGAATAAAGGTCTCAGTTGATTGGAGTACATCAAACAATTCTTCAAGTGCTTCAACCTTCTCCCAACTCTTTGGAAGTTTACGATGAAGTAATGCTTGGTGTAGCTGACGGTGGAACTCCATCGACCGTTCTTTCTTGCCCTTACCGAACATCTCGTAACTACGAATCTTGTTCCCATTGAACATATCAATGGTGCTGTCGGGCATAAACAAATCCTGTAGACCGTGACGATAGAGAACATCAAACAATGGCATCACTGCTTCTTGTGCAGCAGACAGCATTTGATTCTCCAGTCCCGCTTGCAGGGGTGTACCCTTACGTTCCTGACCGTCCAAGAGAGAACGAAGATACGCAACCTTCTGCTCCTTGGTCTTAAGGGGTTCAAGCTGACGAAGCAAAGCTTCACGCTTCAAGGCATTACTAAACACAGTACGAGCAGCATCCTGATGGTACTCCTGTACCACTTGGTCCTTAATCACTTCGTGTTCTGCTTCAGGCTTGCCTCTTGTAGCTCGCTTTATTCTGCGGTACAAATCATTGTTCCGCATTGCAATAGCTGTCTTGTTGTAGCTATTGGTGTAAAAGTTACGTAGGTTGTCATACAGTGCAGTGTAGTCTGCTTCTGTAAGTATATCGGATCTTTCAAAATCTTCACCAACAACCTTAGATGTGTATTGTTGTATACGTGATTTGAACTCATCGAACTCAATAAACTCACCAGCATCTGGATCAATGTCCTTCTGTAGCTCATCAATGGGTGTGAGTATCTCATCAAACAAAGCTTCAACCTGAGCACCACGCAGTTCAAGCATAGCTATCAGGTCGCTGTTCAACCTATTCATACGTGCCTGACGTAGCTTCTGGTTGTCGTCGCCAATGGTTTCTTCAGGAGCGTACTCATCCAACCTACGTTCGACAATCGTACGTCCTTCGACTGGTTCTGTGAAAGCAGCATCGGATGCATTCTTCTTTGCCAAACTTATGGCATCCATTATCTTACCGTACCCTAGGCGTTTTTCTCTGCTTACATTGATTATCTCTCCAATGCGACGAGCCAGTTCATTAGGGGTGATGTTGGGGTTGAGCAACTTACGTAGTTCCTTGTCATCAAATATCGTACCCAGTCCTTTGGTTTGATACAGCTCCTGTACCCGAGCAAAGATTTGTTGCAGAGATTCTTTAAGCTTAACGAACAAAGGCTTGTTTCGCTTCTGTAGTTCAGCCCAGAACTCACGTTGAGTAATAGCCCATTCCAATGCAACAGATGGTAGCTCTTCACTAATCTTCTGTTCACCACGATAACCACGTCGGTTCTCAATGAACTCCCGCATTGCTGTAGCCAAGTCAGGGCTTTCCTCAATGAGGTTGGTTATCTGTTGCCAAGCGTCAGGGGTCAAACTGTTTAAGGACGTGACCTGCTTCGTGTATGATTGTGTCAAAGGGTGTACCACCAGCACCAAGAATAATCTCAGCTCTGTTCAAGTAGATTGCTTGCTCGTTGGGGTCAACGTAGCCAAGGCGGGTTATGCGTTGCTTGTCCCTAGGTGCAGCCTTGATTGGGATTGCCTTACCAAAAATATTGTTGATTACATCAGATGCAAGACGTACCTCTTTGGCGTAAGCCTTCTCATACAGTTTATTAAAACGACGGAGTAGTTTAACACGCTCACGATTTGTCATCTTACCCTGTTCAACAGCAGCCTCAAAAGTAGATACACGCATCTCACGGAGTCTAGCAAACATAGCTGTTGCCTCTTCCTGTGCTGATGCCAAAGCTCCCAGTCTCTTGGGATCCAGCTCTGAAACTCTTTTAACGATAGGCTGCCCTGCTTTAGATTCTGTCTCATCTAATCGACTCTCAAGTATAGGTGAGTCCCGACGAACCTTGTTAACAATGGCTAGGTCATCGGCATCAAGACCACGAAAGTCATTACGTGTAACAGCATCATACACACGAACATAACGCTCACGGTATCTAGAAGACACATCAGACACAGCTATGTCTGGGTTGTTCTTAACCTCTTCAAGCATCTGCTCAGACATTGCCCTAGACATTGTTGCCTGAAGTCCGTTCTCAACATACGTATCCATTATCTTACGAACCGCAGCAAACTGTTCCACTGACAATTCGTCGAAGCGTACTATGCCATCTGTCTGGTAGGCTTTTTGTAGTTGCTCTGTAAGGCTCTCTACTTGTCCAAGAGCCTCTCTGAACGTGGAGCTTTCCCTAAACAAAACAGACGCTGCACCTGCGAAGTCTCCTGTCTCAAGGAAACTATACATAGCTTCAAAGTTCTGAACGTCCGCAGTAGAACGACCAGCCTTTCGGAAGTTAATACCAGCAGCTATTGTACCAAAGAATCCAGCACCCACAGCAGCACCCGCCACAGTATTAATGGCAAAGTCTTGAGCTGTGTAGGACTGCCCTGTGTATCGAGCATCCATGTAATACAGTGGCTCAACCGCAGCATTGCCCAAGAAAGCTTCCTTGGCATACCGACCGTATGTTGCGGTAGCAGCTTTAAATCGTTTACCACGATTCACCGCCATTGCTACGGAGTTGAACTTCCCAACTCTGGCTGCCGAAACTACTCGTCCAAACGGAACTAGATTAGCTGGGTCAAAGAGGTAGGGAGCCATACCACTTACCATGTTGGTCGCACCGTATTCTTGATTTATCTCCAACTCACGCAGGCTGTCGCTGCTGTACTCAAACACTCGTTGTTTAAGCTGTGAGGGTGTGTCGTTCTTAACATCCTCATACTGAAAAGGTATACCCTGTTCGTTCAGTTTGTTGACCTCCTCTTCAGACACTGGCTTCAAGCCTGCCTGCTTATCCAGCTGACCAAGATACCAGTGCTTTACTGGGTTGGCATATGACCCAACCATACCGTCCAAACCAGCCTCAAAAGAAGCAGCAGCACTCTCGCCTCTGCCTCTCATTATTGTACTGTTTAGTCCAGTGGGTGTCCTTAGATGTTCAGGTTCAAAAGAGAATGACATAGTTTAGAATGTTGAAGTAGCTCCGAGCTGTAGTGCCTGCTGTGTTCCTGTTTCGCCAAGGTCGTAGAAGTTACTCTTAAAAATAATTCCCTCGGCGTCAAACCTTCTGGCAATACTAGACACTGGGATAACAACTTGCTTGTTATCCTTGCTAATCAACGGCTCGTAGCTAACTGTGTCTGGATTGTACACTCGAACAGCTATACCTATCTTACCTGACCCATCCTGTGAGTTACCAAAGGTAGAGAAATCCAGATAGGGTATCTGAGCTCCGCTGCGATCTACGTAAACAGCTTCTCGCATAGTATCTGCTAAGTCTTCTTTCTGTACCCGACCAGCTCTAAAATCCTCCGCAAGCTCAGCAAGGTCGCCACCCATTGCAGTGAGCGCATCCAGTTGTGCGTCCTCCCTAAATACAAAATCAAAGGTATCAACCATCTCATCAGAAATCGCTTCAACATACCGCTCAGTAAACATCTGGGGCAGTACCTCGTACATACCTTTGTTCATTACAGCTGTAGGTGGAATTGTCAGACGCTGGTATGCATCGGAGTTGCGAATAGTTCTGAGTGGGGTATCTAAGATTGCAAAGGGGTACTTCGCTTGCAGGTTAACCCTGTCCATAATCTGTTGCGGGATGCGAACACTATGTCCAACAGCAGTCTGCCGTGCAATACCTATGTTGTTTGCAACGAGCTTATCTTCTCTTTCGTAAAATCCCTTACGCAGTCGTTTCTTATTAGCACCAAATGCTGCAAGAAAAGCACTGGGGTCAATACGTTGCTGGTCCATTACATCACGAACCATGCCGTCGATAATACGATCATAGAAACCAACGACATCGTCATTACCTGTCTTCCTTGCAAGTGTCCGCAACTGCTTAAGCTCGGACTCCTCTGTTACAACAACATCAACTATGTCTTCAAAATTAGTTAGAGACGATATCGCTGTTGGGTTGCCTTCGTTCCAAAACTTACTGAACAAAGAAACTGTTTCGTCTACATTAGCCCCACCAGACATAGCAACATGTTCAAGAAAGAAACCTTCCAGCTTCCTATCATTACCATACGTGCCAGTCTTTAGGTTGTGTGCGTGCTGAAGCAACGCCACCTGACCGCCCTGACCTTCACCATTTAATCGCAGTGTGTCAGAAGCGTAGTCCTTTAGCTTTGCTCTGTCTTCTATGTTGAACTCTACCTTAGTCGGAACAACTATCGGTGTAAATGGATAGCCGTGGTTGTTTAAGAATTTCTTCTTATCTATGTAGGTTGTGTGACCAAGCTTCTCAAGAACACTTGTGTCCCCTAACGCCAAACCATCCTTAACAGTTTTAACCGCTCTTTTGATGCGGTCACGAACGTTTGTGAAGCCTCGTGTCCTTGCAAGAAGCCCCTCGTACTCTTTGGGTATTTCAACATCACCCGTCTTTAACGCATTTGATATAGTTAAATGATACGGAGATATGTTGCCTCCTTCGCTTGGAACAAAGAACATAGCTGCATCTCGGGCAGAGCTTAGTTCTTTGTATTCCTTACTTCCTTCCTCGAAAAGGTTGAGGTCGATGTGGTTTGTTTCTCTGAGAAAAGCTACTGCGTCAGCAGCCTCAGTCCCTGTGATAGCTGCCTGTGATAAACCATTAAAGAACCGAGAAGCCTTGTTATCTACTTCCACCTTAAGTTGGTCTAGATACTGTTCCCTCTGTTCGTCTGTTACACTGGAGATAGCTTTGTTGGCATACTTGATTAACTCTTCTGATTTACCAAAGCCATCGAACTGACCCTGACTACGAAGTTCAACGAACTTGTCTCTAATATCTTCTATACGCTCGGTATCAAAGCCAGCCCCAGCTACTGCGGATTCAAATGCGAACACAAGCTTGTCACTCAAGTCCCCTCGGGCTGCGGTCTTTGCTTGCTCACTAGCGAGTGCATCAATGATGTTACTTGAGTACGCATCATTGATTACAGTGAACGTCTGTTCAAGTTGGCTCGTTGGTATGGGCTTACCTGTGTTGTCGTTCGTTACTTTAAAAACAAAATCCTCAACGTCTTGGTTCTGTTTCTTGACCAAAGAAGCACTTATGTAGTGCTGCTTGCGGTGGCGTTCCGCAAAGTCTACCTTTTGGTACAAAGCCTTTGCGTCGGTATGAAACCTAGCGTAACTGTCGGGGTTTGTTACGTCCTGCTCCCCAAAGGTTGCCAATGAGAACTCTGGACTGGATGCATCGTATAATCTAAAGTTTTCTTCAGCTGCATCTATGAACTCCTTACCACCAGATGCGTACGCATCATTGAGTTGATTAGTTGCACCTTCAAGAGCAGTCTTGTAGGAGGAGTAGTTGGCGTAAGCAATCTCTCGGTCGTTGGCTTCCTGCCTTGCTTTCAGTTTAGCTGATGCTTGGCTTATGGATGAAGCAGCTTGAGACAGTGCACCAGCAACCGCAGGGGCGGCACTCTGGTACACAGTGTTGTACCCAAAGACGGATGCGTCTGCGGTGTCCTGCTTGATTGCCCTTGCGTTTACTTTAATTGCCATAGTCTATCTCGATGCGTAGGTGCTTCCTGCCTGAGCAAATGACCCAAGCATACTAGCAGCCCCAGCAACACGAACATTGCCTGCTTGGTTGCGTAGGTCGTTAGCTTGGTTCTGTCCTGCGAACAGTGTGTTGCGAGCACGGATATCACCTTGTTGGTTAATAAGGGTTGACTGGCGATCCAGCTCTCCCATTCGTAAGTAGGAGGAGGTTGTCTCATCAGCTAGCTCACTAACAAAAGACAGTTCCTGCTCAAAGGCGTCGTTCTCTAATGAGTCAAAGAAGTCATTAAAAGTACCACCATAACCAAAGCGTGTCTCAATCTGAGCTAACTCACCCTTAGCCTCCCTACGCATAATCTTCAGGTTTTCTTCACCCTTCTGGATTGTCCGCATTTTGTTGGCAGCTTCAACAGAGTTCTGGAAGTCAACGGTTTGTTGTTCAGCTAGAGCGTTGTTCCTTTCAATAGCTGCGTTGTACTCAGCTTGGTTCTGCACAGCTATGGCGTTGTACTCCATCTGCTTAGCCTGACGCTGAGCACCGATGTACTGTACACCTCCTGATACTGCTGAGATTATTGCTGATGCTATGGCTGCTTCCATTAGTTTAAGTCTGTCTTAGTTATTAATGCTGCAACAGTCAACTCGTTCGGAGTGTCTTGTACGATCTCAGGTATCTTGTCCACACCAAAGTGGGAGCCTGCTACTGGCTTCTCACGATCAAATCCTGTGAACTGAACCTGCTTCTTGGACGCATCTGCTGTCTTATCATCTGTGGACACGAAGCCCTCCAACTCAATAGTTTCTTTGTTGTCACCAACACCGTACTTATAGGTGGAACTGGATATCAGGTATAACCTAGAGGACACAACACGTATCTCATCAGTACCAAAGGATGGTTTATTAGCCCCATCCCATGTGGGGTACATTGGTTGAATCGTACCTGTGTACCTGTATCCAAACACAACACGTATCGGTGTTGATGAGTTCTGCATTGGTATGCGGATGTATGTTCCATTGGGATTAACCGTGCCGTAGTAGACACCATCCAGCACTACATCAGGGAACGCTGTAACGGTACTGTCTCGGTACTGCATGTTAATTAGGATGCTTGGATCAATAAGCATGTCGCCTTGGTTTGCATCATACGACGCACCTGACGGAGCAATGTCAAAGGTTTGAGATGAGTCCAAGAACACAGCGTCTGTGCCAGAAGTAGACTCGTCGTTTAGTACATCATAGGACACGATGTCATCTACACGATTCACTGCGACCACAACCATGTCCTGTCCTGATGCATACCCTTCCCGCACAACTGTGATGTCGTGAATGGTTGCAAGGTCAATCCTGTTGTTTTTGAAAGTAGTTACCTTAGCCCAAGCATAGTAGTCCTCCTGTCTCTGGTACACCATCGTGTACAGGATACCAGACTCAGTCAGCACCCAAACACGAGCTTGTGGTGCTTCCTGAATAGCAATCTTTTTAATGGGATCCAGTGGAAATGTTGGGTATATAAACTTAGCCAAGTCGTTGGCGTTAAAGCGTTGGATGTTCTGGTCGAACTTGTACTCCATCAAACGAGTACCTGACTCATCTGGGAAGAACACAGATGTCCCCAACATAACCGCCTCACCCTTACAGTTGACATCGTCCGCCAAAGAGATGCGGACTGTCTTGGGGCTTATGGCTGCTTCGTATTGGTTGGGTGCAATTCTAAAGATACCCTGAGTTGTTCCAATGATTAACTCCTCTGCTGCCAGAGTCCATCTAATAGATGCGTTGACATTACCCAAAGGGTATGTGAACCCATTGGTGTCCAACACCTGACCATCATCTTCTGTTGGGGCAAAGCTGGTGTCATCACCAAGCTTACTTACGAATAAAAAATTTGGATGTGTATACGTACCTCCGTAAAATCTACGGCGTTCGTACTTGGCAACTGTGCGAGGATAGTTGTTCTCGAACCACGCACCCATTGCAAACGAGTTGAACACCCCTGAGTTCTCGTACTCCTGTGTGGACGTAGTTGGCACAGGGGATCGAAGCAATGCACGAACCTGACTAGAGTTATCCCACTCAAGTATCTTCATGTACACTACACCAGTTGGAAGTTTACCTTTGATGTATCGACCCACACTTTGCTCAGGGTCAAAGAACGACGCAGATGTAGTCACCTGAACATCATTAGCAATCTCCGTTGCTGTTGTTGTACCTACTGGTACTATGAGGTTATCGCCAGTCTCAATCTTAAGGCTTTCGTCGCACTTGACGACATCCATTGTCTTGCCTGTAGACAGGTTTCCGATAACGCTTGATACTACAAAGCTGTGGGCTTGATTGGAGTTGGATGCATCAGATAAAGTACCACCTGTCCAACTAAACGTTCTGTTACCCGAAGCAACGACCTTACCTGTGGTGTTGTTAGATCCATCAAGGACTTGGAAGCCCTCCGTGTGGTAAGACCTGTACACATTACCGTACACATAGTTAGTGTAGTCTCCGCAATCAGTCCCCCTAAAAAATTCAACAGGGTGTGCTTCAGTACCAAGGTACTCCGCTACTTTTACCCAACGGCTTGTGGTTCTGGTCTGACCAGCAACTATCTGATCGGACTGACGACTATTCGGTACTCGGATAAAGGAGTTAACCTGTGCACTGCTAAACACTGCTGTGTCGGAGCGAAGATGTACCTCACCAGTTGGAACACCATCTTCTTCTAGTTTCGCTTGGTCAGCTGCTACAGCTTCCTCACTGTCCAGTAGGTACAGCTTAGCTGCGTCATCCTCAATAGTTGTGACTGCATCAACAGCGTCAAGGTAAACAGTTGTTCCATCAGCAGACGGACCAGTTACCTCTGGATAGTTCGTTGACGAATCAATGACCTTACCCAGTAACTTAATACCCTTAACTGTGTACTCAACATACCAGTCTTGGCTGAATGTGTTGGGTGTACCACCTGAGTAGTCCGAGTATATAGATGAGAAGTCACCAGCTGTGCTAACAACCTTTACGATCTCCTCACCCTTAGTAATGCTCATCCTTGTTGTAGAGACATCATCTTCAAGGAACGGCTCAATAAAGGTGTCTATCTCAGTAAGAGACCAACTGTTGTCTCCTGAAATAGCCACAGCTGCACGTAACTGATTGAGGTCACTGTCCAACAAGTACTCACCGTTGTCGTCTATTAAATCTTGGAACTCGTAGACAATGTCCGCTTGTAAGTAGCGGGGTCTGTGTGTGGGGTGCGCTATGTACAGGATGTCCGTCTCTGAACTAAACCGTAAATCCCGTAATTCGTTTCTGCTGTACGGTGTGACTACTGTGTCTTTAAGAGTGCCGTCAGTGTCATATACCTTAGCTTCCAGATTCCCAAAGACAACACGGTATTTGTTATCTGTGGCTAGGACAACTGTAGTCTGTACTACATCTGACTCTGTGTTGTTGGTGTCAACAACGTGCTGCTCAAAACCACGTCGGTAGGTAGCTGGTCCTTGTAGTGTAGGTAAGAAGTTCTCCAGCTTACGGCAAGAGTTAGCAGTCCGTGCTAGGTCTGTGCGACCAGCCAAGTTGTCGGTGATTAAACCACCTGAGAAGTTTGTTTGGACATTACTGTATCTCGCCATATCGTTGATGACTTTCTATTACCCTTGAAGTTCCGTCGCTAATAAAAGCTTGTGCTGGTCCCTGCCGAGCCTCGATAGCTCTTGCTCGACGAAGAGCTTTTACGTACTGCACGTGAAGAATCTCGTGTCGATTCTCTGAGCCTGACAATTCGATTGCCATGTTCTGTGCCATATGCAATGACAACAGACGTGTGATAAAAGCGGGAAGCCCTGAAGCTGATGTCTCAAGATCAGGAATGTAGGTATATGTTAGCTTCAGGGTTTCCTCAGAAGAGTAGATTTTGCCGTTGGCAAAACGATAGTCGGCTGCTAAATAATCGTCCGCAGTCTCGACTCTTACAAAAAGATTAAAGTCATTAGGGAACGTATACTCCTTAGTATAGTCCTTGAATTCGGTGGCGTCCACGCCTGTAAGCGAAACTCGCTTTGTGTTGTAGTTGAATATGTTATCGCCAAACAACTCCGTTACTGCTTGGGAGTATGCTCGACTAGCAATCTCATACGTCGTGCTGGTCTCGTCATCACTTTCCAAGTGATAACTGCCTACCATACGTAGGGCGGAGTTCAGGATGTTCAGCTTAGTTGCTTCGATTGCCATAGGAAGGAGTAGCCTCCCCCGAATTGACAGGGGAGGCTACGATTGAGATTAGGACTCGTTACAGCGGATTTCTCCAGCAACTTCACCCCACATACGAGAAGCATCTGCACAGAGCTTGAAGTAGATGTAAGGGATGTTTTTCTTGGAGGGATCACGCCACATGTCACCTTTAAGCCCAGTGCCAACAGACATCTTAAGGGCTTTGGGAGCTGCAACAATAACCCGACGCTCGTCGCCATCACCACCAGTAGAGAGCGGAAGACGCTCGGTGTGGATGAAGCGGAAGCCGAGGAAGGTTGTAACAGTTCCTTCAACAAGGGACTTGCGTACTGCGTAGTCGGAGTTAACGACTTCATCAATGCCGAGAAGGTCGTCGAGCTGCTTAGCAGAAACAAAGCAGTTGATGATTTCTTCTTGGTCGATTGCGTGAAGGCGGAGCATCGTCCGACGTACTGCACGAAGTTTTTCAAGGGTAAGACCCGAGCTTACTGCTCCGTAGTCTCCACCAACAGAGAAGCCTTCTTTGTCACCAGCGACAACGGTGAAGTCACCAGATGTGGTGATTTCTCCAGCGGAGAGAGCACCAACAGAAATGCCAGCACTGTTCTCATCTCCAGCACCAGTTACATAGGAGACGGTGGTTCCACCGTTCTTACCTGTGTAGGCGTTGCCGAAGTAGTTGTCTACGATGATGTCATCAATCTTACGTTTACCCGACGCAAGCAGAGCTTGGGTGTAGGCGTTCATAGGATCGGTGATTACACGCTTAAGGTCTTTCTCGTCGATGTATTTACCGAGTTCGTAGTCCTTAAGACCGAGGCGACGACGATCGTGATTGATGTCGCTGTTGGGGTTGGTTCCGAAGCGAGAAGTATCTTCAGCCATGTCGTCGGCGGTGCCGATGCGGTCGAAGTACTGATACTCTTCAGCTTGGGTTTCTTGTTCAAAATACGGTTGAAGCTTCGATTCGGTTTGTTGGAACGCTTGTTCAAAACCTTCACGGAAAGCTGCAACGTATGCTTTTTCGATATAGTTTTCAGGACTCGACGCTGTTGCGTTGGAGTAACCCTGAGAGCCTACTGCTGATAATGCCATGATAATTTAATAATTAGAAGTTAGTTTGAATAGTTTGCTTTTTCGATGAGCTACCCTTTCGGACTCTTCTAGTTATAACGTGACTAACGGCTTTCCAAAGCTGCTACCAGACCCAAAAAATGGGCTACCTAGTATGTCCTAGATAGCCCACTGTATATTGCTTGTCAAGTAGTTTTAGCCTTGTCCGTACATAGTTTGGTACAACTTAGCACGTTTAGCCAGAATCTCTTCTCGCTTAGAACGCTCAGCTAAGTTCAGCGTAGCTGGGTTAGACAAAATCAATTCGGAGTTTGATTCATCCAGTTCTTGGATTGCATTACGTATACCCTGAACAGTTCCAGAACCAAACGGATTGGGTGGGTTACTGCCTGCTGCTGGGATAGTGTCCTTAATTAAACCAGACAGCTTATTGAATAGCTTCAAGGTGGCTGGGTGGTTTGCTACTACTGGGTCAGAGATTAACTCATTCAGTTCTGGAATCTCCTGTGACAATGCACTGAAGGCTTCCTTACTGTTCTGAAGGTTCACATCAAAGTCATCTTGCCACTCAGCTTGCATCGAAGTCTTAAACTCTTTCAAGGTAGATGCCTGATCCTGTGCTACTAGTTGGTTGCCTTCTACAGACATCTGAGCCCAACGGCTGTACAGAGAATCGAACTGCTGCTGGTTAAGTCCAAGACCACCAGCAAAGTCAACAAGCTCTTGTAAAGCATCGTCGCTAAACTCAGGTATCTGGGCGTCACCAAACTCCTCTGGGAGACTAATCTCATCAGGGATGCTGTACTCTCCATCTTCTGGTCGCATTGTGTCGTAGAACTCATTCCACTTATCACCATCCCAGTCTTCAGACGGAGCCTCCAGTCGTTTCTTACCCAACGCACTCTGTGCGTTTAGCAGTTGGTTGGCAAGAGACGAAAAGTCTTTTGTCTCCTGAATAACGGATGAACCCTTAAGTTCATCAGGCAATGTATCCACAAACTGTCGATACATGTCCTCGTTTGCAAAGTCCATTGCTGGACTAGCTTCCTCCACTACGGGAGTCTCTTGTGTTTGTGTGGGTTCGCCCTCAGTGATGGCTCCCCCTAGTACGGCTTCTTCACTCATCTTTTTGTGCTTCTAACTTATTTATTAACTTGTGAGGGTCATCCTCACTTAGCAAATCCAGATAGCTCATAGCAAGCCTACGCCGTCCTTCACACTCACGCAGCTTGTTATCATCGCTATGAAACACAGGTTTCGTAACGTGACACTCCCTTAAGAAGTTCTGGAAGAAGCGTTCTCCTTCTGGTAACTTTAGGATTGTCTGTAGGTCTTCTTTGAGTTTAGCCTTCTCACGAAGGCGTTTCAATGTAATGTCTATCATATTAAATGTTTAGCAACTGACCCACACCTTCGGGATCAACCTGCTTAGCCTGTGCAATATCCTTAATCGCACTGCTTACTTGGGGCGCAGCCTGAGCTGTCATCTGCATCTCCTGCTGTTCAGCCTTCTGTTGGTTCTCTGCGTCAAGGGCTTCCTGACTACGGATAACAGATGGAACTACGTTGCGATAACGTGCGTACTCGTCAAGCATCTGACGAGCATCCATTGCCTGAACAATCTCAGGGTTGGTCTGAGCAAGCGGGGCTAGGTCACGCAGGAACGCACTCATGTCTGAAAGTCGAGTGGCGTACTGAGCCTGCGACGCAGGGCTGGTGTAGCTAATCTCAAGCTCGGCATCAGCCAAAGAAGCTGGTGCTTCTGGAAGCTGGTTGGTACGAGAGAGTAACTCATAGGTGATCTCAATAGCTGGTCCAATGTACTCGGACTCCATGCGATTAAGCAAGGGGGCAAGCTGGTTGAGCATCTGACCACGAACGTCCTGAATCTCAGTAACACTCTGACGCTCCTTCTTCTCCTGACGGATAATCTGGTCAACAAAGAATGAGCGGTTGATTGTCTCACGGTACATACGGATCATCTCCATAAGGTACTGTGGTTGGTTACCTGCTAAGATGGGTGATGGCTTTTCACTGCCAGCTTCGTGGAAGACAACCTGACGTGAGCCGTACTTCATCGGCAACAGGATGCTGTCCTCTTCTGCTGTGAGTGTGGGGAAGTTAAGATACTCAGATGAGATCAAAGCTTCCTTAACCAACTTGTTCAACACACGGATCTGAGACAGGCAGGTGAATGCAGGACCACGTCCGTACACTTCGTCTGCCAGCTTAGACCAGCGGGGTACAAGGAAAGTAAAGTAGCTGGAGCCGTCCACTTGCAAGGGCTCCTTAAATTCGGGACACCACTGTGTTACTGTGTAAGGGCGTTCTGCTCCAACTCGTCCACCCTTCTTGGCACGTTTGTCCGAGCTAGGTTGGATCGTGTAGACAAGCTCATACTTGCCAGACGTGTTCCGATTCTTGTCAAAGCCCCGCATATCTTCCACCTGTGGGAACATCTGCAACAACTGACGTGCTGTCTTAAAGCAACGATAGAACACAGTGTCTACTCTACCATGAGAGTCTACATCAAAGAAAGTATCTGCCAGAGGTCTGGCTCGGAAGTTGATTACTCCATTAACATCGCTGACCTGAACTGGGGAAGTACCATAAGCACCTATGTCTAGGAAACATTCGTGCGATGAAGAATAGAACTGGGACTCTGGGAGAGAGAACTCATGTAGAATCCTGTCGCTTACTTCTTGTAAGTATTGTCGCTCTTCAGGTCGCAGATCCGTGTTCACGCGATTTTTTACACGAAGGTACATCCACCTATCCGACTTAGGGATCATGTTGGATGCCAGTCCGTTCGCAAACATTTGGTTACACCAGACGGCTGTGTCGTCGAATATCTCTCGTGAGTCGTCGTCTTTGCGTGTCGTGTGGTGGTGGTCGAACTCGTTGGAGTTGGGACGCACGTATCGCTGGGAGTCAATGAACATGTGGTCGAGGTTCGACCGCAAGAGTTTTAACTCCTCATACCTCTGTAGTAAAGCTTGCATCTACATCTGAGAACCCAAGCCCATGCCACTTGCTGACAAGTTGCGACGACGTTCGGTTGTGAGTTGTGGACGGCGGGGAAGTGCCTGACCTAACGCTGTAATCTTAGCGGGAGTTACTGTTCTCGACGCTTGGGTAGGCTTACGAATCGGCTGCCTCGGTGCGGGTGCTGGGGGTGGCGGTGGCGGAGGAGGTGGCGGAGGAGGTGGCGGTGGTTTAGGTTTGCTTCCCATTTGATAATCTGATTAATCTGTTCCAGCTATAAAATTTATTGGAGTCTGGTTTCTCCTTTGTCATATGTCGATACCGACTAAACGCCACCGTGTCAAGTTTGTATGGGGCTAATTTAAAAAAGTAGAACAAGGCATCCTCCCTGCGGGACGCAGCATACACCACCCGCCAGAACCGTCCATGCTCTTCGTCCTCTGCATCCTCGGCTAGAATCAGGTAGTCTGGCGCACTGTATACATACCGCTTGTACGGATCTCTGTAGTTTAAATACTGATCCAGTAGCTCTATAAAATCAAAGCCCTTCGAGTGGTAACGTACCACCGCCTCGTCTATCAAGGATAGATCACCAACGGATTGCTGCAACATCGTACTGTCCTTTCGGTTTCTTGTTATCCAGCTTCGGAGTCTTCAAGCCCACCGCCATTGTGCGGAAGGCGTCAGCTCCGTGAGAATTAGAATCGTGTACTGGGGTCTTGCGGAACACACCTCGGCTGGAGTCGAACTCCTTGTGGTATCCCTTGAGGGCTTCAATCCCACGAGCGCACTTAACCTTGTTGAACCAACATCTCGGTAGCATCGCTCTGACTGCGTCAATGCCGTCAATGATCGGGAGCTTCTTAACTGTTGTGAATTTCAAACCCATACTTCTCGCTATCTCCAATCTACTCTTACCTGTGCCTAGCTCACGGACTTTGATATCATGGGGAGCGTAATGTCTTCCGTATACGATGTCATGCTGAACTGCGTAGCGGTTAAGTTCTCTAGCGTAGTGTGGTAAACCCTCACCGCTGTTCTCGTAGTAGTAGAGGATTCGGATCTCGTTTTTGTATAACTGGAAGAACCATATGGTAGTGGCGTCGTCCATACCCAAGTCCCATGCTGTGTGGACTGGGAGGATGGGGTCGGGTGACAACTCATCCAGTATTCGTTTGTCCTTATAGGCTCGGCTGATGTATGGTCCATAGTAACTGCCCTCGACAGGTGTCTTGAAAGAACACATGTACTCCGTCTGGAATCGGGCTTCGTTGTTAAGCTCGTCTCTTGCACGTCGTAGCTCTTCGGGCGATATAGCCTTCGTGTCCTTAACAGACAGGTGGCTGCTGTACCAAGCTCCGTCGCTTTGCGCTTTTAATAAAATTTTATAGAAGTGATTCTCGCCACGAGGTGTACCGTTGAACAATGCCCACCCGCCATTCTCAGCAAGGATCGGATTAATCAATTGCCAAGCTGCTGGGTCGGAGATGCTGAACTCAGAGAACACCACACCTATGGGATTTGCTCCCACCATTTTGTCAGGGTCGTCGGATCCCATCAGTTGAATCACGCTACCGTTCTTTAGGTGGATACGCATCTCCTGCTCGCTGATCTTCTCAACCAGTTCCTTGGGGAAGTAGTCGATGAACTTCTTGCCCTCACCTGTCATGCCGTTCCAAATGATACGGCGTGCCTGATTAGCGTACGGTAAAACGTACCAGTAGGTTCCCACTCGTTGCATTGCCTTGATCGCCAAGACATTGATACAGGTCAAATCCTTACCCGCACGACGATGCCACGCAACAACCGCACGCAGGTTGCGCTTGTTCTGAGACATGTATTTCAGAAGTGGGAGCTGATAGGGTCTAGGCTCCCACCCCTGTGCGGGGACTTGTATACTCATTCTTCTTCGTAGTCCTCGTCGTCATCTATGGTCTCCCATTCAATGTCATCGAGTTCGTGGCTTGTGCCACCAGAGATAAAACTTTCGTGATATTCAGTTGCGGATTCCAGCAGCCCCTTGGCTGCGTAAGGATCGCTGAAGCGTACGTCGTAGGCTAGAGGAGCTTCGTCGTCAGATGCTATTACAACGTAGTTGCGGAAGTGTTCCCCCAACAACCCTGTTACCTGATTCATAACCTCTTCACTCATGTCTGTCTTCGTCGCTTACAAATTCGTCATACTCTGCTTCCACTATCTCTGCTTCCACAGGATTTGCAATAGCGGACTTGGATACTTTGGAATAATCTACGGTCATGACTTTTAGCTCACCGCTCAGGGTTCCCTGTACGTCCACGCTCTTCAGCTTGGGCTGGGTGTAGCTACAGATCTCTTTCCAAATTGCTATCTTGTCTCGCTTCTCCACGTCAGGGTCAGCTGCATAGCCCAGTAGTTCTTCGATGGGGTTGATGCCCTTCTCGTAAAATAATGCCAGTAGTGCCTTACGCTGCTGGGCTGGCGTAGGGGCTGAGTTCATTACCTCCAAGAACTGCTGCTTGATGTCGAGTTCCTTCTCAACCTTACGCAGTTTGGTCTGGGCTTCCTTCATGTCCTTCTCTGCTTTCATACGTTTACGATGACACCTGCTGCGTTTGGCTGCCTGTTGCTTGGTTACCTGTTTCGGTTTGCCTGCTGCGTAGGTTCGCTTGTCTACTTTTTCCTGTGGCACTCCATAATCTATGGGTGAGGGTTCTAAGTTTGTCAATACCATAGACACCATAGACACCTGATAGACACCTAAAACAGGGGGGGTGTCTATACTTACTATATAAGATAATCAACGAGTTATGAAATCATAGACACATTAGACACTTATTTTACTCAAACAATACGGCAGTTGAACTTGCTCAGAAAAAAGTGTCTAACCTGTCTATGGTTTCGTAAGTCGTTGATAAAGATACTAGTTTATGATAGACACCTAGCTTAAAAAAGTGTCTATGACGTGTCTAACCTGTCTATCGAAAAACTGAAAAATTTATACGCAGGTAGGGACTCCTATGTCGTTCTAGTGCTCGTTTCCCCCAGCGGGGGGTACATGTACCTAGTTTCGTAAACAAGGAACTCTCGATCTTGCGAGAGCTTCCTTGTTCACCAGAGTGCTTCGTCAATGCGGATCGGATCCCGATCCAGACGAACCGTTAATCCTCGGACCTGCTCGACTCACGCATCTTGTTCAGATGCTCAGGTCTCGCAGGTCCTCGGAGCTGTCGCTCTCCGATACATCGTCTCAATGTACATGCACCTCCAAAGACCCAGCCACCTGACCCATCGTACCCACGTCCGTAAGCCATTGGATTCCAATACCTTACGTCCTCTCTTCCTCAGCCGACTAAGCATCCTGTTCCAAGGGACAGCCAACGTGTGCACCCTTCCGTTCCAAACCCCACAGTATCAAGGACTTAGCGTAGCCTCATTGCATACGCCCCTGCCAGACAAGCTGTCAGTTGCGCCAAGGGTCTCGCCCCTTGGATTACGACCAAGATTGAATCTTGGAGCACACCTCCGATTACCCTGCCACTTTCCGAAAGTGGACAAAGGAGCTTTCGTCCTTACGGACGAGTTACTTGGAGTCATCCAAGTAACCAAGATGACTCTTACAATCGAGCAGAGAGCCCTCACACAACAAAGGGGGAGCAGTCAATAGGGTTGCTGTGCGAACCTGCTCATGCCAGCTTCCGTCTCCTCTGATTGTTCTTCCGCCAGCTCCAGAACAAGGAGGAGCAAACCCTGCTCACGCAGGGCGGGCTGGTCATGGCAGGAGCTCCATTTGGAATGCCACTAAAGTGTCAACCAAATGGGCTCGTCCCCGACCTATCTGACAACTCCCTTACCCTTTGGTTGTGTGCACGACGCATACCGCCACTTAACCTAAACATACTATATATCATGAACAATATTACCATCGCCGACAAAGTAAACGCCGCCTCTATCGACCAGCTCGAAGAGGAGCTTATCATCTGCTGCCTGCCAAGCATAGAAGAATACGGTTCAGCGGACGTAGCTCGTCACTATCTTATTCAGCATCTCGAAGAGGAGCGTGAGTTCTTTCAAGCGCTCTACTTCTCTTCTTCTTCTTCTCTCTCTCTCTAATGAGATGGACTAACCGACAATCCTGTCATCTAACCTAAAACAATACATAATATGTCAATCGTACTCAATCAACCTAACACCACGTCAACAGCACGTGTTCTTATTACCGAAGCCAAAAAAGACCTCGGCGACGTAACGAAGCCGAAGGCTCTCACGAAGGTCATCACTCAAGACCGAATCTCTCTGGAGTTCTGGTCTGACACCAACGTACCGCTCGGCAAGTCGGGCGACGTCGTTGATGTCATCGTCACCACCGAGGGCAACCTCATCCCCGATAAGGAGACAGGTGAACCGAGTGACCGTTACTACTTCACGTTCGCTGTCGCACCGTCGGACTTCTTCACTAACTAATCTAACCGTCCTGAGCATGACGTTAATCTGCTCCTTTACATTATGAACCTACCAACCTACACCGTCAGTTGGATATCATCCGACGACCAAACCCAGTCAGTCCTCACCGAGGAGCTTGACTCTATCGAGGAAGCGTTCGAGTTCGCTACCTTAAAACTGGACGATGGCGAGCTCAGCGTTCAAGTCTTCCCCAATCACCTAACGGAACCCGAGTAGTAATATTATGAACATACCTAATCTAGTAAACCGCACGCTGTCATCCGAACGTTATTCCGATGACTGGAACGAGGGCTGGCGTCAGCTCTTTATCTTAGCTAAAGCTGAGTCCCGCAGAATCCGAGCTCGCACACGTGGCTCTGTCTTCCAACGTGACATCGACCCCGACATGATTGTCGATGCGTGGGTCTTAGAACACGAGCTCTATACCGACCACACCAACCCCAACGACGATGCCCAATGCGGCGACATGTCCTGCTTGCAGGCTCTATCTCGTCAGCAAGACCAGTACATTGCTGACCTCTATCGTCTCTGGCATAAGTTGCTACATGACGACACCGTCCCACATCACGCAGTCGAGCGTGCCTATAAGATGCTGAAGGACGAACTCAATACGTCCATCTCATCTGTTCGATACGAGACTTACGAGCAACTCCACGAATCAGCGATGCCTGACCCAGTCGATTCTCTCGACGAGACCGAGGAGTTCGTCCGCCTCAAGGACTACCACAAGTCCTTCAAGCAAGACCCCGAGTGCGACCCCGACGACTCACTCTACGTCAACGACACCTCTCGTCTCAATCGTGGCAAGCCTCGTGGTTCCAAGGGTGTACTCAACGGTCTGTATGAGGACAGCCTACCCGAGCCCAGCTATCGTCCCAAGGACAAACGCATCACGCTTATCAAGACGATGCTCTCCAGCAACAACGCTGACGACATCCGTCTCGCCTACTCAATGACTATCCCCAAGCGTCGTCCATCCGACACTCTCGACCAGCATCGCGACCGTATCCACATGAGAAGGCGTGAGTGCGAGAAAGTAGTAGCGTCTCGCAGTTCATAATAGTAGTAATCCCCACGTCCTGAGCATGACGTTAAACTGCTCCTTTTTTCTTATCATGCAAAACCTAATACAATCCAAACCATCTCGCATCCTGCTCGCAATCGCAGCAGTCATGCTGTTCATCAAAGAAGTACGTGAGCGTGTCGTCGCTGCGTGGAACATGGTACCTGTTGGTATCCGTCACTCATTCATCGGTTCGTTCTGTGCCATCGCTCTTGTTTCGATGGTGCTATACTTCAGCCTCGTCGAGTTCATGACCCTGCTCATGTTCAAGGTTCTGACTATTCTCATACTGCCCTCCGCACCTACGGACTAGGGGAGGAGGCACCAAAACATCCCATTAAAAAAACTTAATATGCATCCTCATAAATAAGAGAGACAAAATTTTTATGGAAATTTTATTTCTTAGTTTACTATGTGCATTATCCTACATCATCATACTGTGTAAGATATTTTCTTTGCGTGTGGTAGCTAAGACCCAAGTCTTTTGGGACGTACTGTTTACCTTGGGTGTACCGTTCTTATTCATCGGCACATTCTCAGGCATGACAACAGCCATCATAACAGGCGTAATCTTTTCTATGATAACTTTTTTCTTATCCTTTCTTGTTGATACAAAGGAACCACTAGTCAAGCTGCCGTCCTTTTTGTATGACAGGAACCGTAAGAAAAATAGTGACTGCTGTGCTCATCCCCCTCGCTCTGGACGTTGCTAACTGTATGCTAAGACGTGCAATGTACAAAGTTTCAAGAGGACGTAAACGCTGGCGATGAACAGTATGTATATAAAAGCAGCCCATCTGTATCCCTCAGATGGGCTGCCCAATTTATGAATAACAATACAACATCATATACAAATGATGAGAGCAATCTACTGTGGTTGATGCAACAATGTCAACCACAAAACAACAACAACATCAACCCATATATATATCATGGCAACTGTAACTATCCGCTACGGTCTGACTAACTCAGTCACCCGTGACTTCGACGACGATGCTACTATCAACGACTTGCTCGGTGATAGCGCAGTCCGTGCAGCCCTGTCTGCACCAGAGAACGTCCGTGCTGTAAGCAACGGTCAAACCCTTGACGGTCACAACTACGTGACTGGCTACAGCTCCATCACCTTGGAGCAGCAAGCATCCAGCAAGGCTTAACACTAGTCCCTCCTGAGTACGAGATGAAACTGCTCACCTCATTAAACTATTTAATCTTATGTCAAACACACCAGAAATTACAAGCCAAGAATACATCTTGGATGCAGACGGTAGGTTCCACCGTCGTACAACCATCACCACCCCAATCATTAATGCAGACAAACTCCTGTCTGAGATTAAAGATGACGGTGTTCTCATTCTTCAACCGTACTATCAAACAGTATCAACTGACGGTGTAGATGACGGCTCAATAGTAGAACATCCTACACGTTTCCTGTCGTACAGCACCACACCTCACTTGGTCAATGTAGTAAGCAAGTTGGAGTACTTCCCATTCAAAGGCGCACACCTTGAAGAATCCGATGAAACTGACACATACCGCATGTTCATCCCATCATCAGGAGGTGGCATCCCAGACCACGTAACAAGGCACGGTGCGTTGAAGTGGGAACCATACTACCTCGGCTTCGACATGTACACCTACGTTCAATACAACTTCGAGCAAAAGACTGCTGGCAGTATGTACATCTTCTTGGTCAGGGACAACAAAGCATACTTTCCTGACATACCCAACGTCTTTGAAGACGGTAGGCTCTGCGCTGGTAATGACTACGAAGCTAGATTCAACAAGCGGAGTATGGATTCCATGTTAGATTTGCACAGGCAAAACCACACACTCCTGTACAGATCACCATGCAACAACGACCTTCGTAACCTTAGCAACGAGAAACACTTCGTAATCTTTGACAGCACTGGTCAAACCAAAAGCCCACGTAGCGGGTTCTCTAGTAGCTCAGGATACAGCAGGTTCTTCAAACCCAGCACTAATATGTTTATTAATACGTTCGCAGAACGAGCACAATCAAACCTATGAGTAACATACACAGCTATTTCGTAAACGCTGAAGCAGTGTATGGTCACATGCACACTGCTAGGAACATTCGTACTATTCTTCAAGACTCTCCTCGACAACGTGCTCACATAACTGACGGTGTTGAGAATGAACAAGCACGCCTTGAAGACACCTACGAGATTCAACCTGACCTAACTCCAGAGCAACTGCGTGTGCTCTTCAAGATTATCAACAAACAATTACCTGATTGTGGTCGTAAGCGTGGTGCAATCCTCCGTTACATCAGAGCTTACATGCCAGAACCCGAACCCAACTACGGTTCAAAAATCCTACAACGTCTTAAGAATCTATGAAACCAAACCTAAAAGCAGTAATCATCGGTGCAGGTGGCGTCACAAGCTACATGCTACCCGCCCTCCGCAACAGCTTCGACTTGCACGCTACCCTCATTGACGGTGACGTGCTTGAGAAGAAGAACCTTGACCGTCAGTTGTTTCGCAACAACATGGTTGGTCAGCACAAGTGCGTTGCTCTCATGAAACAATACAACTTCCGCAAGGAAGAAGGTCAGGCTATCCGCTCATACTTTGACATGGAGATGCTAGACACCGAGTACAAGTACTGGTTCAACCAAGCAGACGTTATCATCTGCGCTGTTGACAACCACCCAGCTCGCCTTGCTGCTATCGAAGCAGCCAAGCAGACACGCACACCAATCGTAATCTGCGCTAACGAGTATCACACAAGCCAAGCGTACATCTACTGCCCTGTCTTTGCTGACGAGTTCGAGATTCCAATGATGGACCCACTCAATCGTTACCCAGAGATTGCAACTGACAAGTCAGGCAGCCCAATGAGTTGTCAAGGTGAAGCCCTTGAGTCTGAACCACAGCTTGCCATTGCCAATCAAGTAGCAGCATCCTTTGCTAACTACCTGCTTTGGACTTGGTTCGGTATGCCACGTCAAGCAGAAGATGCTGTCAAGTATATGCCTGTTGAATTCCAATCTACATTCTCACGAATGCAAACCCTAACCATCGAAGACATTGAAAAACTGTACAAACAATCAGCCTAGCCAAGTATATCACGACGGCTTCGTGTACGAAGAGGACATCAACGACCTCTTCGTTACATACCGACAAGTCGCTGAGCTACCCGAACAAAAGGACTTATCTCCTGAGTGGCTGGGTAAGCCCATCCCACTTGACATGTGGAAAGAAATCCTTGCGTTCATGAAGCAGTCACAAGACAAGTTCAAGTCAGAAGCACTTGCCTTCTTGTACTACGACGTAAGCAACGACGACAACCCTTGGTCTTACTGGGTTCCGCCACAGGAAACAGCAGGCATGACTGTCAAGTCCTTGCCTGATGACTCACTCTGGCGTGAGCAACGCAGCAAGTATCCAGACACACAGTTCGGTACAGTGCACCACCACTGCACAAGCTCAGCCTTCCAGTCTGGTACTGACGAAGCTGACGAGGTCAACCGTGAGGGTCTGCACTTTACCATCGGTAAGCTCAACGACGTTGACAACCTTGACGTTCACTTCCGACTATCAATCGGTGGTCACTGCGTAGAGATGGACGCTGGCACGTACATCGAGCAAGCTGAGTCACCATTCAAAGCAACCTGCCGTGTCACTGACAGTGTACAAGACCAAGTACGCAACCACCTGCACAAGATAGACATTGCTACCTTGCCTGACAAATGGGAAGACATGGACTTCACAGTACAGATGGACAACGTGCACAAGAAAACATACTCCGTTACATCATACTCAGGTTACAGTAAGCATAAGACTATGCACCAAGGCACACTTGGTTATGCCTACGGCTATGACCCAGACGATAAGTACTTTAAAAAAAACACAAACGAAGCAGAAGACATGGCTCCCATAGAGCAGCTAAGTCCAAGCGAAAATCTCGCTGAAGATTTTATCACAGCAATTATGACTGACTATAGATATGAAGAAATCCTTGAACAATATTATATCCACACGAACAACAGTATTGATAAGACTGCGTTACTTACAGGCACTCTTGTTGATACGCAAATCTGCAACGACTTGTGTAACATGTTTAGAGATAACGAGTTTATGTATACTGCTGAGTATAAGAATGTTGAAACAACGGTTGATGAGTTTCTTAAAGAATCTTCGCAGTTTGGTCTTGCCTACACGCAGAAAGACCTTATCAATGGACTCCAATCGCTTAACAATGCAGAAGGAATCGGAGTTGAATACATGGATAAGGAGAATGTTCTATGAGCAATCTAATCATAAAGTTTGTGT